AAGGCCGGATGGCAGGAGCGTATCACGCTCTGGCAGCTCTACCCCATCGCCGGCCATTGCGTCTTCTTCGGCGGCGGCTACGTCAACGAATACCGCTCCATGTGCCGTTCCTTGCTGAAGTGACAGACTTGGCTCCCCTCTCTGAGGGGAGCCAAGAACGCATCCACTCTCAGCTCAGTGCGTCTTTTAACTTGCGAAGAAACCACCATTCGCAGGAATGGCGTGATTCCAACGTTTTCAAGGGTTTCAGGCGGGCTTCAAAACGTTTTTGCCCACATTTTGCCCACATTCTTCCACGCCCGTCTCCACCTGCACGGCGGCATCGAGCAGACGGGCCACGTCCATAAGGTCGCTGTCGAACAGATCCGCGTACACGTCCAACGTCATGCTCGCGTTCTTGTGGCCCAGCATCCTCTGCAGGGCCTTGACGTTCGCGCCCGCATGCACGGCCAACGAGGCGGCGGTGTGACGCAGGTCGTGAGGCACCGGCCAATCGTCCCGCTTCCAGCCCAGACGGGTGAGCGTGTGCGTCCACCATCCCGTCTCGCGGGCGAGGCTCTGCTTGCGGATAGGGCCTCCACGCACGTCACGGAACACGCGCTCCTCGTGTTCGCGTTGCTCGCATATCGGTTTGAGCGCGTCCATGACTATGCGGGGCATGGGCACGTCACGGCGTTCGTGGTTCTTCGGGGTGCCCTCGGCCCATTTGGCGTTGACGTATACGAGGTTGCGGCGCACGTGCAGTATGCCGGCGTCGAAGTCGAGATCGCGTCTTTGTAATCCGGCCGCTTCGCCCCATCTCAGCCCGCAGAAGCCCAATAGCAGTATGAGCGCCCGGCGCTCCTCTCCCAGCTTCCGGCAGTTCGACGCTTCGTTGGCGAGTGCCAGCAGTCTGGTAATGGTCAGGTAGATGCGGCGATCCTTGCGTTTGGGGAGTCTCGGCAGTTCGATGCCGTCGCACGGGTTGGAGGAGATGAGCTTGTCCCGCACAGCCATGCTGCATATGCCCTGCATGATCTGGTATGGGCGGCTGACGGATGGTGCGCCGGACTTATCGATTATGCTTCCGACCCATGCCTGGACTTCGGCGTGTGTGATGCTGCCTATCTGCCGTTCTGCCCATTTGGCCTCGCAGTGGCATTTCCATGCGCTGTCCATGTTGGAACCCGAAGTCGCCTTCCAAAACGGCTTCTTTTCGGCAATCCACTGGTCATGCAGCGTGCCTATGCGTTGTTTGCCGCCTTCCGGGTCGATGTAGCTGCCGGTGGCCTTGGCTATGGTGACGTGTTCCGCAGCCCACGTCTCCGCGTCAATCTTGCGGCGGAAGCCCCTCTTGTCGGTTTGCGTGCCGTCGGGTTTCCGATAGCGGACTCGATACCTGTTTTCGCCTTTGGCCGTCCTGTATCTGGTGATGTTCGCCATGATTTTTTCACTCGCTCATACTTGTTTTCGGTTTTAACGTGTTTTAACTGGTATTAATGTGTTTTAATGAGATTTGACGGATAACAGGGAAATTAATAAAATATTCTCTTTACGCCAAAATCGGAAAGGAGACGGCCATGACCATGACCGATACCGGCGTGAAGCCGATTCCGGCATACGTGCCGCCCGAGGACGGCAAGCCACGCAACGCCGTGGACGAGAAATGGATGAAGCTGACCCGCAGCGCCCGCCATTACATGGAACGCAGGGCAAAGGCCCGGAAGGAAACCATCGATGGGTCTGAAGCTCGTCATTGAGCGCGAATGCTCCAGAGACCATCAGACGGCCCTCAGGCAGTTCCTGTGCTGTGAACCTGGAGGCCCCGAATGGGCGATGGACCCGCAACGCTACATACGTGACCTCAGCGTGCGCAAGACCCCGAAGGGGATCATGCGCACGCTTCTTGTCGTATCCGGAGATATTCCCCTGCATGATGACGTGGTCGGCTTCTGCGAATACGGCGTAGCCGTGGAAACGACCGACGAGCATGAGGGCGTCTACCAGATCTCGTATATCGCCACCGCTTTGAAGGTGCGTGGCACACATCTCGGAGACACTCTGCTCTCCTCGGTTATCGTGCGCCTGCGTGACGATGCCTGGCGTTTCAACCGCACGCCACTCGTGCTCACCCAGGTGGATCCGCGCAACAAGCCCAGCATGGACCTGTTCACACGATTCGGATTCATGGACGAGGGGCCGGATCCCGACGACCCGGAATACCATCTGCTGTCCCTGGAGTTTACCCCGCAGGAGCGCGGAAACTACTTCGGCAGCACACTCGCGTTCTTCTGACATTTCGGGTATAGCTCCGCCAGGCCTATCGGCTATGATGGGGAGGCGAAGCGTCCTCCTTTCCAATAAGCAAGCTGGTCGATGTTTCACTCGCCCTGTTGGCGCTGCAACGCCGGCAGGGCAATTCTTTTTAATTGGTCGAATCATGTAGCGACGGTGAATCGATGCCGCAGAAACCGAGTGCTATGTGGTTGTAATCGCTGACGTCAACCTTCAACCCGTCAACATCGGGGTTGTCTTTCCATACGTTGTTCAAATCGCCGTTGGCGTATTTCCAATCCTTCGCCATCCCGTTGAGCGGGTACGTCGTCCCGTCGATTGTCATGATGACGGCGTTGTGATCCTTGCATTCGACGGTCGTATCGTCCGCCGACCAAGGCCAGTATTCTTCCGAATACCCATAATCGTCAATGAATGACTGTTTGCTGAGCTCATGCGTTTTCGCGGATCCGACGCAAGCTGTCAGGGATACAACTATTGCCGCGCTTAGCAGGAACATAACGGCTTTTTTCATTGCCTGCTCTTTCTCTGTCGCAATGCCATGGTTCGGCTGGAATCTATTCGTTAGAATTCCACGGCTGGGTCTTGTGGGATTTCCACGGTATAGCGTTGCCCGTTGATGGTGGCGGCCGCGCTTTCCACCTGAACTTTCTTCGCGGTGGGTTGCCGTTCCGCTTCCATGGCGACGTATGCGGTGACGATGCCTGTCTTGCCGGGCTCCACACTGGCATTGTTGCTCATCGACATGCTGTCCACGACATTGTCGTTCGCGTCGAGGTACCGGAAGTCGAGGATGATGTCGTCAAGGGTTTTGTTCGTGTCGTTGCGGACGATGTATTCGACCACGCGGGTGCCGCTTGTGTCGCGCACGTTCCTCTCCAGAATAGTCAGGCCCGAGCTGCCTTCGTTGGCCTGCGGCTTTAGTTCGTCCACCTGCTGCTGGAGCGTTTCCACTTGTCCGCTGAGCTCGTTGCGCTGCTCCGTCAGGGTCTGCGCCTTCGCCTCCGACTGTGAATAAGATTCGCGAAGATTGTCGATGATCGGGGTGGTGTACAGGTACATGCCGCCAATCCCGCCAGCGAGTCCGATGACCAGTCCGACGACCGCCGTGATGGCGATGATGGCGGGTATCGGAAGTTTCTTCGCTGCCGGGTGTGGTGCCGGAGATACAGTTTCCGGCTGTTCGTCTTGTGGTGCCGGTGGTTGTGCCGACATGGGTGCTGGCTCGGTCATTATTTCTTCTTTCTTCAGATGGCTACGCTATCGTGCAGCCATTGTTTGTATGCCCTGATTATCCATGGCATTACGCTCAGTTCTCTTGCTATTGCGCATTCGTCGTTGCCGTACAGGATTTCGGCAGTGACGTAGTCGGTCTGGCTTATGAGCATTTTGGCGGCTTCAACGTCCGCCCGCTGCTCCGTGTAGGCATCGGTCTTGCACCCGATGTCGTGGTGCTTGGCGTGACTAATCTCATGCGCCAGCACGCACCGGCGCTGGACAGGCGAGAGCTTGTCGCTGAGAATGATCTCGTTATGCTCCGCGTCGTACACGCCTTCGAGCTTGTCCGGTAGTGGCCGGTCGTGTATTCGGCTCGCCCATTGCAGGGCGATGTATTCCAAAGCGTCCTCGCTCATGGCATCTCCTCATAGGCTTCCTGCTCGGCCTCAATATCACCATGCTTCGCGGCCATGGACAGCCAGTCAGGCTCCGAAGTAGATTCATCAACAACAAAGCGCTCGCCGGCGGATTTCTTTGTCGTTGCGGTTTGTTGTTCGAGTTCCATGTGTCTTGCCTCGGTGATGATCTCACGCAGGGTTTGCACCGGGTCGGCGTTGCAGACCTCGCAAATCAGCAAAAACTCTGACAGGCGCACCGGTGCTTTAAGGGCATTGCGAATATCACGTACTCGGTTGTACCCGATTGCACTTTTCGACGCTCGATCAATTGCTGAGTTATTCATACCCGCTCGATTGATTACTCTGTCGAGTATTTTTGCGGACACATCATCGACGATAGTTCGCTCTCGCTTGTTCGTGCTCATGAGCCCAACTATAGCAGACACGCCGAGCACTTGCTACAAAATATAGCAGGCGCTATATTCAATTTCATTAGAGCAAACGCTATAGGAGGTGGCTGAGATGTCCTCAACTGATTTCAGACAGCTTTCGACCAAGGAACTGCACTTGTACATGAATCTCGTGATGGGGTTCTGCTCCGATATGCGTCGCCTGCTAAGCGAGAGGAATCTGACCGCCGATGCGATTGACAAGTACGAGATGACGGCGGTCAACAACCTGATTGCTGAGGTCAACTACCGATCGCTTGCAGAGTCTGAGATACGGCGAGACCGAGGGCAGGGAGCTGGACGATGAAATCCGCAAGCATG